CAAAGGAAATGCTTGGCCTTAGGCGATGGATGGTGCAAGAGCTTCTTGCTGCAAAGATGAGCAATCGTCAAATTGCAAATGTTCTAAAACTAAGCAAAGAAACAGTTAATGGAGATAGGCATCACAATAGACAACTATACACTGAAGAAATTTTGAAGAATCAAGACGTGCATAGGGCACGTCTTTTGAAAGAGCAAATGGACTTAAAAGACTTAGCTCTTGATAGTTTTGAGAAGAGCAAACGGAAGCGCGTGATAACAATGATGGAAGGTGGTGACGATGGAAGTAAGGAAATGATCAAGATTGAAGAAAGCGCTGGGGATGCATCATTTCTTAATGTGGCGAAGAACTCTCTTGTTGAGCAAGCCAAATTGCTTGGCCTAAATGAAATCAAGCAAGAATCACAACAAGATAATTCCTACAGGAAATTCCTAAAAGATCTTTCCACCACCATTGCAAAAGAAAAAGAAGCCACTGCCACTGAAGAACGCAGGAAGAATTCCTTGCCTGCATCGGCGGAAGTGAGCTTTGATGCGGAGCCAGAAAAAGAAGAATGGCCTGAAACCATTCCTTTACAAACAATTAATAAAGACGACTATTGACAAACGCCGCTAGCGTGGGCACACTGTCATTGTTGCCTTCCCCTCTTGTCTGATTTCACCTTCTCCACTGCCGAAGCCTTTCTGCGAGAGGCTGCTGCAGCCAAGCAAAATAAGCGTGATGCCATCTCCGCTTCCATTGCCCCCCATCTTGCTGACCATGGCACTGTAGGCATTCCGCCTCAGCTTCACCAGAGCATCGAGAAGCTCCTAGAGAGCTATGGCGACGAGGCTTACAGGCAAGTGGCGCTTTACTGTCTGGGCAAATGGTTTGAGGCCCATACGGAAGCAGCAGAAGACTTGTTTGCCACTGGGCAGATGCCAGAAGCAGTGGCTTGCATGATGGACGCCACTCGCATTTCGGACAGTCTTCATCTTGTTTGTGAAGTGGGAAGTCTCGGCGGTGATCAAGATTGGAAAATTATGCTGGAAGAGGAACTCTCTCAAGCCATTCTTGAGCATATCGAGGAAGACTTATGACTCCTTGTCGCACTTTCAAAATCACCACTTCTGAAGGCAAAACTATTGCTCTAGGCGCCATTTCTCCTAAGCAAGCTGAACATTTTATGCTTGCAATGCGTCCTGACATTAAGATTGCCATGATTGAAGAAATCAAGCCTCTTCCTGAACAATGAACGATTTCATCGGCATTATTTGCAGCAGCGACTGGGGAACAATGTGGCTAGGCCCACTTTCAATTAGCTGGCAAAACAGCATGGGCTCTCAAGCCTTGCTTCCTCGTCGCACATGGGGCAACACGCTTGTTATCTTCAAAAGCCGTGAATTCCTTTTCCATTGATTCTTCATGGACACGCATCAGCCTTCCTTCATTGTTGAAGGCACACCACTGGCCCCCACAGTTCACATTGTGCTTCCTCCTGAGCTTCAGGAAGATGCCAAGGCTCTAGCAGCAGAAAACGTGCATCCTGCATGGTCTAAAGCACAGCATCGCGGTCGTCATTTCGTAATAACGACCAACTTGCTGGACGATCTGTCTGAGCTGGCAGACTATGCAAGGGTGGGCATTGAAGAGCCTGAGCCGAATCTGTCCAAGCGGAAGCGCCAAGCCTTGCAAATTCTGCTTGACAGGACTAATAGGCATGTCGTGCTAGAGCCTATGGGCGCTTGCCACTGCATTGCCACCAAATGGCGGGACAGGCCACTACCAAGCCACAAGGCGGCTTATCGCACCACGCTTGAACTCAGGGAAAGGGCAGGCTCTGTTAAGCATTGTTACAACGCTTGACTTGGCCTGCTGAAGGCGGCATACTACTGGGCATGCGGGCAAGAGCTTGCATGCCCTTTCTCTTTAAAGCAATGACTACAAGGTTCTATCATTGGTTAGGCGAAGAAGGCGGTATTAGCGCCTTTCATGGCAACAATCTTGTGATGAGCCTCGGCTCTCCCATGGTGAATGTCAATATCAGCCTTCAAGAGCTACAAGAATTTATTTGCACATTAGAAAAGGCTTCTGATGAAGAGCCTAATGCTGTGCAACAATTTGCTCTTGATGCCATTCGCCACGTATTTGAAGCAGCTCTGCAGCATCACAAGAAAGACCATGAAGCCCTTATCGAAGAAGCTCCTACTGGTGCAGATTTGGAAGAATATTTGTTTTCTTATGCGCGTGCCATCAAAGAAGGAGCTTTGTGAGCATGGCCTTCTTTACTGATGGTGATTACGACAACGATGAGAAAAACATTCTCGCCATCGCCGCCGAACTTGAAGCCCAGTAGCCACCTTCTCTAAAAGGCCCCATTAAGGGCCTTTTCTTTTACCCAAGTGTGATCTCCAGGAATAGGCTCCATCCCTACAGACCACGTATCAAAATCATCTTCATTGCGAGGATCATAAACTTCTTCGCTCGGTGGAATATAAACCTCTCCCTTACTTAGCCATCGTGCAAGGCGTTCACGCTCTTGCTCTTTAGACAGTTTCTTTTCCATGGAAAATCGGCTGGTCTTGTATAGCCTACTGTCGGCCAATCTTGTATAGGCACAAAGAAAGGAGGGCTTTCGCCCTCCCTCCCTTGCGCAGCCTCCGATGAACAAAACAACTAGGGGAAATCTCCTCGCCTAGAAGGGCAGTGTGCCTCTCAGGAGAATGACTAGCTCCTTGGCAAAGCCATACGGCATTGCCCACACCACCTATGTCCGTTCACCCTCACGGCCCGCCCGAAGACAGGAGCAGCAATTAAGCCGCTAGAACCGACTGCTTTCAAAGCATAGCATCCAGCAAGCCCCTTGACAGACATGGCACAATGGTAAGACCGTTGTCCGCGAAGGCAATGGGCCTCTCTAGCTCTTTTCACCAGCTTGATGCTTTCACGATTTCTTCTTTCTCTGCTCCTTCTCGGAGCCGCAGCTCCTGCTGCACAAGCCAAACAATGCGGCGAAGCCAGCTTCTACGGAACAGCTTCTGATGGTTATGCTTGGCAGACAATGGCCAACGGACGGCCAATGAACCCAGCAGCCATGACAGCCGCTCATCCATCGCTTCCATTTGGAACGAAGCTTCTTGTTACGAACCGTGACAATGGAAGGCAGGTGGTATTGACTATTGCCGACAGAGGGCCTTTTTATGGAGGGCGCATCCTTGACATGTCTGCTGGCAGCTTCTCTCGCATTGCCAAGCAGAGTCAAGGCACTGCCCGCGTCTGTATCGCTCGCCTCTGAAATCATGGCTAAAAACCTTGCTTCCTTCATGCTTGTCACCTTCGCTTTTGGGCTTGGTGCCTTTGCTCTTGTGGCTGCCCCTCAAGCAATGCCAAATCAAGAGGGCTTGACAAAATGCTTAAAGCTCCACCCAGAACGCTATTGCCGCATTGCCAACGGCTTTAAAGTGGATCCCCTTGACAACGCCGTGCAGTAGCTCTATTGTTCCCTCGGGAACGCGGGAGAGCCCCTTCGGGGGCCTCTTTCCTTCTTTAGTCCTTTGCCAGCGATGGCTCCTCTGATGACTAAAACTGACAAAATCAAAAGCTTCATCTTCAATGCTGGTAGCAGCATTGTGAACGTGCGTTTTGTAAAAGCAGACGGCTCTGTTCGTAGTCTTTGTTTCAATCCTCGTGATTCCAAAGAAATCAAGGGCACTGGCACTGCCGTAAAGAAGCCTTCAATCATTCGCTGCCGTGATTTCACCATTGCTCGCACTGCAGGCGAAGGTGCATGGCGCTCGTTTGATTGTGAGCGCGTGTTGAGCATCAAAGCTAACGGTCAAACCCTCGTCTTTTGAACAATGACCTACACTCCCTTTCTCACCCGTTCCCAGCGTGCCATCTCTCGCATGGTGAAAGATGCTGGCTATTCTTTATCAAGCTATTCTCGTGATGATCGCGCTGCTGCTCGCTCTAAGCTTCTGGCCATGGTTCATAAAGCGCCTGATTATGCCCCAGCAAATAAACCAGCAAAGCGTACAAAGGCTTTCTTCTTGACTCTTGCTGACAGTATGCAAGACGATATCTGGCGTTATTTGTAATGGCATTAAAGGACAATAGACGCGCATTGTTTGAGCTTGTTAAACAACATGGCTTTGTTCTTCATAGAAAGAACAAACATTATGTTTTTAAGCATTCTTCCGGCAAGACTCTCGTTTGCAGCACAAGCTGCACTGATTGGCGAGCATTGAAGAATGTAGAGCGAGACATTAAGCGTCTGCTGTCCTAGCCCCCACAGGGGGCTTTTTTGTTGCTATGGTATGCAAGTCGGTTTTGCCGATCCCGTCTGGGAAACGCGCTCTCTGCGCGTGTCGTTTGACCATGAGTCGTCTGTTCTCTAAAAGGCAACGCTTGCAGATTCTCGTGAGAGATCACTGGACCTGCTGCTATTGCGGCGAAAAGCTGCAGCCAGGACTTCTCACTCAAATTGATCACGTTGTGCCATTTAGTCAAGGTGGGCGTACCACTATTGATAATGGCGTTGCGTGTTGCCGACGGTGCAATCTCCTTAAATCTGCATCGTTTGATCATGAACTTACGTAAGTGGCAACAACAAGCCATCAACACCTGCCTGCCTCAATTCGCTAAAAATCGCAAGCTTTTTGTTATTGAAGCCTGCACTGGATCAGGAAAATCTCTTTGTAGCGCCACTGCTGCTCTCAAACTTCTTGAAGATGGCAAGGCTGATTTGATTATTGTTCTAACTCCTAACTGCGGCACTCGCGTGGGATGGAAGAAGACCTTTGATGGTCTTCGTCTCAATGGAAAACGTGTCAATGTTACAGACAACTCCGATTTCCCCATTGATGCAAATGTCTGGGTGTCGACTTATGCTGGCTACTCGAAAGTAGAAGAAGCATTGCTTAGTCGTCCCGTTTCAGGAATTATTGCAATCATTGATGAATTTCATCATCCAGCAGATACTGCAGAATGGGGAAACGCAGTGGATCGTCTTGTTGCTCTTTGTGACCACGCTATTTTCTTAAGCGGCACCCCTTGGAAACGCGAAGGCAAAATTGCAGTTCTTTGTGATGAAAAAAATATTCACGGCGAAAATTATTATCAAGATGATGGACGTATTAAGGCTGATTTTGTTTACGATTACGCGCAAGATCTTCGCGAGCCCAAGACTCGTGGCACCGTGCCGGTGAAGTTTAAGTTTTGGGATTCATTTTGGCGCAGTGAAGATGGCAGGGCTTCTGAATTGCACAAAGATCTTCCCAAATTTCCCTGCGATGAATGGGAAAGCGTAGAGCAATGGGAAGAGTGGGCGAAGAAGTGCGACAAGCCCCTTGGCAGGCATCTCCATTTCAACTTAGATTCTGAATCCCCTGGTAAAAACGAAACCATCCGTCGCGTTATTGATGAGGCACTAACTTTACTCTCCAAGAGTCGCGGAGAAATTGAGCGCTCCTGCCACCAGAAAAACGCCAGCGTTATGCTTTGTGTTGCAAAAGGCATGAAAGATGCCCGCAAGATTGCAGAATATATTCAAGAGCTTCGCCCTGATTATCGCGTTTCTGTAGTTGTTAGCGATGATAACAATGGAGCAAAAAAGCTCGAAAAAATTGCTAAACAATGCAAGGAAAATGCCGCAGACAAGCCTGATGTGATTGTTTCAGTGGGGATGATTTCTGAGGGGGTGGACATTCCCCAGATTAAAGTTGTTGCTTATTTAAGCGCAATTCTCACTGTGCTTTATTTTATTCAAGTGGTGGGCAGAGCTGTTCGCCGTATCCCCATTGGCAAGGATCAATATGCAGACAAAAACAGGGCGGATAACATTGCTTATGTTGTAGCTCCTGCCCATCCAAAGCTTCGCTACATTGCACGCAACATTGAGAAGCAAGTTGAAGATGCTTGCGGAGCACTGCCTGATCGTTCCGCCAAGGACAATAGTGGGGAGTCCGTTTCTGAGCGCAAGAATGTGAGTGGTGTTGTCACTTCTGGCGAGAATAGCGTTGGAGTGTACAGGGGAAGTGAAGACGCCTCCGATTGGCACGAAATTATTGAAGCAATGAAAGCGCATGAAAATGCTGCTGATTGCTACATTGATTCGCATTGGTCTGAGCATGTATTGAGCTTGTTTCTTCGCGGAGAAGAGCGGGCCGAGCGTCATGCAATTTCCGAGATTGAAGCAAAATGTGAATGCCTTGGAGTTTCTATTGATGAGCTGTCTTCGCAAATCGAAGACGAGGAGTCGCCCGCAGCGCCATCGTATGAAGATGACATGAAGCGGCAAAGCGAAAAGGCAATTTACTTCACCAATTTAATTCGCTTCAGGGGCAAATACCGCGAAATCGAAGACAATGATACTGCGTTTCGTAAGGTGCGCGGCGACATTAATCGCTTGGCGGGTCTCAAGGCTGCTGGCATCACTTTTTCAAAGGCTTCTTTGGAGCAGCGTAAGCATTGGGTGAAAGTAGCTGAAGAACTTTCCAAGGAGGCTGCATGAGCCTTACTGTATTCTCCGCCAGGAGCATTGCCAACGATCTTGAAAGTGCAGTGGGTGAGGAAGCTTTCTATTTCTACATGCGTGAAATCATTGAGAAAAAACTCTTTGAAGAATATGTAGATGATGTCAATGGAGAAGTGAAGCAATTCGCCAATCTTATTGATTTTATGACGCACAAGGAGGGCCTTGGTATAAAGGATCTTCCTTTGTTTGAGAAATGCCTGTCTGTCGTAGCATCATCACAACGCAAGGTTAAAGATGATGCTCAATGGCTTGTTGGGCAGATCAAGCTGGTACAGCGCAAGGATGAGCACGGGGACACAAGGGAGCAACCCAGGGATCCCAAAACAGGACGTATGCAGGCAAAGTCCGGAGGTTACAATGTAAAGTCCGGTGCAAATGGCAACTCCCGTGCCTATTTCCTGGAACGCATTGCCCGCGACCAGCCCAATCTCCTCAACGAAATCGGCCCTGCCAAGCGTTTTAAAAGCGCTCGCGCAGCAGCAATCGAAGCAGGCATCATCACCCCCTTCCCATCGCTACAGCTCAAAGAGCCAGCTCCCACTGCTCAAAAGCTGCTCGATAAGAAAGGCCAAGCTTGGTGTCTTCAGCTTCTTGAGGAACTCTCGGAGCTTTGCCTATGAAATACAACGTTGGCACCATTGTCGATCTTTACGACTCCGGTTTTAAACAATGGAGAGGAGAATATACAATCACTAAACTATATCCTGATACTGGCCTTTATAAAATCAAAAACACTAAAACAAACAGTCAACAATTTGTTAAGGAAAAAGCCTTACGAATAGGCCGCCTCGGCCCCTTCCGCATTGAAAGCCTCCACGTTTCGTAAAGTTTTGTAACAGGCTCTGGAAACAGGGCCTTTCTGCTGTATTGTTGTTCCAACGAGGCGCGAGTCTCTCCTTCCCAAGACCAATGACCATTACTCTCGATTCCTTCCCCTCTGTTGATCGCTACGGCTTCCCCCTGCAAGTGTGCGGGCGTTGTGGCGGCTCTGGCGAGCACAGCTACAACCAGTTCCACGGCAGCGTTTGCTACGGCTGCAATGGTCATGGCGTGCGCCACACCAAGAAGGCTCACAACGAATTCCAGGATTGGGCTCACGCTCTGAAGCGCCAGCGTGAAGCTCTTGGCCATTCCCTGCAAGTGGGAGACGAGCTGGCAATTCTCCAATCGACTGGTCTGATGACCACCAAAGTGGTTGGTTGGCACTCCATTGTCGCCATTGAAGCCACCGATGAAGAATGCGGCTGGAGCATCACCTGCGCTCCTGATGGCACTGAGCAGCGCATCCCCACTTGCTGGACCATCATCATCACCTTCGACGATGGAGAGCAAATGAGGGCCTCTACCAACAGCGTCTTCCGTAGAAAGGGTTGGGTGGATCCTGCTCCTTACGTGGAGCGCAGCCAAGTGAAGCGTCGCACCAAGACCAAAGTGTGAAGCTTTGTAACAAAGGGGCCATCAGGCCCCTTCTGCATATATATTGGTTCCAACGAGGCGCGAGCTTCTCCTTATTGCTGCTCTTATTGAAGAAGACAAGGAGCTTTGATCATGCCTTATTCTCTCATTGTTGATGACGAATGGGGCGTGCCTTACGCCCTCAAGACTTTTGAAACTATTCAAGACGTGCATGATGAAATTAGGACTATGGATGAAGCGTTAGACAATGTGGGGCCAGGAGCTGCCTACGCTATTCGCTGCATTATTGATCAGCTCAAAGAAATTGTCCACGAGGCTGAAGAAGAGCCTGAAACCATTCTCGACCGTCCTGCTTTTTGAACCATGCTGACCATTTCCACTTATCAAGACAACGGCCCGTATTTTCCTCCCAGCAAGGGCCGCTACCAAGCGGCCCGCTTGAGAGACCTTCTCTTCCACGTCAGGCTCGCTATGGAGGATCGGGAAGACACCATTGCCATCTTTGACCAGCAAGGCTCTTGCAAGGGCATCTGGAGGCGTCTTCTGGAGGGGTACGTGGATAGTGCCGGTGATGCCATCATTGATCATGAAGGCTATGAGCTGATGCGCCCTGATACCAAGGAACAATGGATGTGGAAGAGGCTTCAGGAGGCAGTGAAATGATCCTCGTGGATTTCTTCTCTGAAGATTGCTGCAAGGGCACAGAGCTTGTGGAAGGCTGGTATTTTTATGCCGATGATGATGAAAGCTTTGTAGGAGGACCGTTTGCCAGCGAAGAAGCCGCCCTAAAGGCGGCTTTTGATGGTCATGGATGGTAAAGTGGCTTCACAGGCGATTCAGCCCGTCACAATGTTCACTCATTGTTTAAGCCGTCATCGCCTTACTAGGCCGGGTCTCAAGACCCGGCTAACTCCGTATCAGATCCGGCTAGCTCCGTATCAGAAAAAAAATTGGAACCGGCCAGAGGCGTATCAAGGAACTGGCCAAGGTCGTATCAGGGTATGCGCCTAGCCGCATTTAGCATCTCGCGCTAAATTTCTAGTATTTAGCATCTCGTGCTAAATTTCTAGCATCTCATGCTAAACACTAGATTTCTAGCGCCTGATGCTAAATTTCTAGCATCTCATGCTAAATAGCCTCTCGCGCCAGATTTCTAGCATCTCGTGCTAAGTAGCGCCAGGTGCTCGATTTCTAGCATCTCGCGCTAAATAGCCTGGCGGCCTGATTTGCCCCGCTAAATGTAGCCTACTGGTGGCGGCCTTGAATGTAGCCTACTGGTGGTGCGCCAGTTCTGCTCACCTACTGGCGTGATTCTATGGCAGTAGGTGATACCTACTGTGCCAGCGCTTGAGAACTGCCTACCGTGCGCCGCTAGGTGAGCACAACTGCGCGGTGCTAGATGTTGCCTACTGTTTGGCGTTAAATGCAGACAATCGCCTAGGTTTTTTTGTCTGTATCCTTTGCTGCATTCTGGCGTTTTGTGATGTTTCGTCACAATCCGGCGATTCTCACCCGTCCTATGGTATGGGCGCTGAATGTTGCGGAATGTTGCAGCGGTTGACTGTTTGGCAGGAGAGATGGTACGCGCGTGCACGATCATTCTTTTGTTTGTCGTTGTGCCCAGAATCGCTCAGCCCCATACCATCCCGCAACGTTGCTGCATAGTGGACGCTTTGCTAAACCGTCCACTATGCAAGGCCGTTGATTTTTGGCAGGATGCATGCATCGCCGGAAGCGATTCCGCGATTCTCTCAACCGATCAAAAAAATGACAAAAGCAAAAAAGCAAATCCCAGCCCTCACAGAATCGGAATTCACGGCCTTGTTTTTTCTCTTTAATGAGGGATTGGCCGCCAATCCGGAGATCTCCCGCAGTCCCGCAGTTATGGGCGCTTTGCACGCTTTGCAACAGTCTGTGAGTGTCAGCGTTAAGCTTCCGGGCGAATTCTGACAAACATTCTTCAAACATTCAAAAAAAACATTCCCCCACAAAAAAAATGCCTACTACTGTTCTCAATTCTCGCGCCAAATTGCCTGCCGATTTGGCTTCAATGTGCAAACAATATAAAATCTCCTACCGCGACATTCTCTCCACTAATCCCAAGACAGAAAAAAGCCGAATTCAAACATACATTCTCCATCTTGCCCCTAGTGATGTTTCGGGCGTTAATGTTTGCCCCGGTGCTGGCAATTGTCGCAAGATTTGCCTACATTTTGCAGGCAATCCCGTCTATATGACAAACAAACAAAAGGCCAGAATTCGCCGGACGTTAGCATTCAGCGTCGACAAACAGCGATTCGCGCGATTGTTGGTTGTTGCAATTCTTGCCAAGCTGAATACAAACACCGAAGAAAATATTGCAATTCGACTGAATGGTACGTCAGACATTGCGTGGGAAAATATAGATTTTTTCGTAACGCCAGCATTTGCTACATTCTGCCGTCGCAAATTTGGCCGCGACTTACCATTAGGCAAGCGCAATATTTTTGAAATATTCAACGCAACAGCAGAACATGCACCGAATCGACCTATTTTCTATGACTATACAAAAATTAAGCGTAACTGGGCAGAATGCCGCCGGATTGGCTACCATCTCACTGCATCATTTGATGGCTGGAAAAATAGCGCAAATCTTGCGATTTGCCGCGATGCTCTCAAAAATGGCGTGAATGTTGCAGCGGCTTTTATGCTCAAAAAAGGACAAGATTTGCCCCACTATGTAAGCGCCGCCGGTTTAATTGATGGCGCAAATGATGGGCAAGTGCTGGCAGTTTATGATGGTGACCTGTCAGACTTTAGGCCTGCCGATCCGTCATACGGTACAATTATTGGCCTACGGTTTAAACTACCCCACGGCATTAACTACACTGACGCCGACAAAAAAGCATTCTGCATCGCTTAACCTAGCGGGCCGCAATTGCGGCCCCATTGTTTACCCTCTCACTGTTGCATCATGTTCTACATCAGCGCCACTGAATACGGTCAAACATTCAATGCCGAAACATTTTCCAGCTTCGATGATGCCTGCGATTTTCTGAACATGTTAGAAAATGCGCAAGATGATTCCTACAGTTATGCTCGCGAATGTGCCATCGCTGAACTTAAAGGGCAGATTGTAGATTTTATGACTGAAAATCAAGAATAGCCAGACCCTCTCAGAAGGCCGCACAAGCGGCCTTTGTCATCGCCCGGTAGGCTATGGCTTGCTGGGCTTTAACGTGGCAGGATGGCGACGCTAGGCAGGCCTGGTGGGCAGTCTCGGACTGGTGACCGTATCAGTAGGGGGAATATCTTTTTCCACAGGGCTGTGGAAAACTCTTTATAACGTATTGTGACAACGCTTGACACTTGAGCCCTGGCGCGATAGTACGGCAAATTTAAATTGTGGGGCTGGGGTATACGCTTCGAAAAGTGCGATTAAAAATGACCTACTTTTTCGACTCTGTAGCACTGCGAACATATTCCACAAGAAGCAGTAGATCGTCAAGGTTCATATTATTTTTTTTAGTATTCCATTTACACCCAATAATCCTGACGTTATTTTTTGTATAGCCCTGCGTGGAATCAATGCGATCTAGGGATGGGACGGCTAATTGTAAATCTTTATTTTGATCTAACTGCCTATCCCAATCAAAAGGAAGATTATCGACTGGGCAATAATCAGTAGCGATTGAGAGAAGGTAGTCAAGGTCGATGTCAAAAGAAAGATTAGCAGCTTTTGCTCTGGCTTTTGCGCTACTCAACATCACTCTCAAATAACCCAGTTTCCCTGTTCGTTTTTGTTTCTTTCGTGCAAGGATGGCATTTTTGTTTTTATGGTACGAATCACGGTTTTGGCGCCTTTTTGATTCGCGATGCTTTTCATTGTATGTTTGCTTATGTTTCAACACTTGATCCGGGTGTTCTTTTTTCCAGAGTGCAGTTCGTTGATTTTGGCAAGTTTTGCAATTGCTGCGCAAGCCGTCAGGGCTACCTTTGCGCTTGTGAAATTCCAGGATTGATTTTACTTCATTGCACATTGAGCAGCCTTTCTCTTGCAAGGGAAGCATAATGTTCGGGCGAGCTTCCGAAATTGTAACCAGCAAAAACCTAGTCGCAGCATGCCGAAAGCAAGTCTGAAAGACGCCGCTTGAGGCATTTCAGACAATTAGCTTCTCCAATGGAGACGGCCTCAAGCCGTCGGAATGACGCACCAAGAAAAAGCATTTTCCTTTGCATTGTTCTCAGCAAAAAGGCGGCCTTAAAGCCGCCGTTCAAGCTTTTAAAGATAGACAAAAACAAAAAAAGTGCTTTCTTGGAGGCGACGCACACTACGGGCAGCCCATTACTTAGGAGCTGGGCCAGCCTTTCTTGCGCGGGCTTTTGATTTTCGCTGCTTGTCTGAGACCTTCGCCCTTTGGGGGCTCAGTTATCTGGAATTTCGCAGCTAGTCAAGCCTTTTGATTTCCGCCGCTTATATAGAACGTTCGCCTTTGGGGCTCACTGGTCTAGAAGCGCGGCTAATCATGCCTGCACTGGCTTGCGGAGCGCTTAGTAAATTTAAGCGAGGCTCCGCTTACGGCTATCGTATCTAGTGGTGTGGCTCAAATGTGGGCTTTTTCGTATCATGGCGATACAAAAGCTTAAATTTCTACAGAATTTCTTAAGGATTCATAGGGCAGAGTCAAGGGCAGGGTCAGGGCATGGTGGTTTGCTGAAGAATGTATTAAATAATGCATGCACAGTTTGTGAGAAGAACTAGCGTGGTAAAACTACGGGCTATTTCCATGTGGGGAATTCCAGAACGTCAGCCATTTAACTATGGTCCTTATAAGCTTTGGCCATGTTTCAGCAAGCCAGAGTTCCAATGGTTTAGCGCCATCAACGGCAGGCCGTACTATTTCAAAAGCTTGAACGAGGCCAAGTTGTTTATCAAAGATTTGGTCTCAAACGAGGACGCGGAAAATCTGTGCGACTAAAGGAAAACTTCCCTTTTCCATCGTCCTGTCTGAGCTAGCCTGCTTTGGTTGATCGCGCCCCGCTGAGCGGGGCTTTGTCGTCTCATGAGCCTGAAAGAAAAAGCAAAATGCACTCCGATTGCCCGTACCGGGCGAGTGCAAGATTGGATGGATAGCCCAGAAGGTCGTCTCGCAGTGAGTTGCACGGTTTTCAACGTAGAAGATTCAATGGAAGGACCAGATGGCATTGAAGCATCTTGGCGGTTTGTTAGCCACGGATTGCGCAATGGTGCGGGGGTCGCTATTCATCTTTCTTCTCTCCGTGAAAGGAATGCTGAAAATGGCAAGGGCCTGGTGGCAAGTGGACCAGTAAGTTTTGGCAAGATTTATTCCACGCTTAATGAGATTTTGCGTAGGGGCGGTGTTTATAAAAATGGCGCTGTAGTTTTGCATCTTGATTACGACCACCCTGATGCTCTGGAATTTATTAATGCGTCGCGCAGTGAGCTGCCTTGGGTGAAGCGTTGTATTAATGTGGATGAGAAGTTTATTGAAAATAGCTCTCAAGAATTTATTGATGCATTGCTGAAAGGAATTGGCAATGGTGACATCTGGTTGAATAAGATTCGTTTCAATGCAAAAGGAGAGCGAATTCGGGCAAATGTTTGCCTGGAAGTATATCTTCCGCATCGCGGCACTTGTTTATTGCAGCATGTAAATCTTGGCGCCTGTAACTTTGATAATTTGCAAGGAGCTTTTATTGAAGGCATGCAGCAGCTAGTTGATCTCCATCCCAATACTGGCGTGGGCGACACTGGAGAATATCTTCATCCCACCATTGATAAACAAATTGGTCTGGGCGTACTGGGCTTAGCTAATTTCCTTACCATCCATGGCATTAGCTATGAAGATTTCGGAAAGGCTCTTGAAGCATATCTCGACAATGATCCCCACCCCTGGGCTCACCATTGGAAAGACATGCCTGCAGGCGAAGCCGTGTGGCAATTAGACCAAGGCATCCAGAAGGCTGCAGAAATTGCCCGCGAGCATGGCATGGAGCGTGCTTTCTGCATCGCCCCCACTGCATCGTGCTCTTATCGCT